ACCAAGCCGTGGCCAAGGTCACCCAGGTCCGTGGCAACGATTACGGGAGGCCTTCTGATAACTTCAGACGCCTCTCCGCCATGCGGGCGATCATTGACGAGTGCGAAGATCCGGAGTTGCGCGAGGTTCTCCATATGGAGGCAGTCAAGATCTGCCGCCTCATCGAGACCCCCGATCATCTCGACAGCTGGGTGGACGTAGCGGGCTACGCTCGGGTAGGGGTGATGATCCTGGAGGAAAGAGATAGTGACTAAATGCTACCGCGAACCGCGCCGGGATAGCGAGGCTGACCGGATCGACTGGATCTGGGAGCAGCGCCGGGTCGAGACGGTCAAACGCAACGTTGGTAGGCTTAGAGCCTACCAAAAGCGAAAAGCGCTCCATGAGGCTGGAATTTGGGCTTACGGAGTGAAATAAGAGCTACCCTTGCCAGCGGGGCCGCTCAGGCGGAATGCTGGATGCGGATTAGACGGCGAGTGCCGCACGTGGAAAAACCCCGTCAGCCGGTGGAGGGCTTTAGACTTTCAACCTTCGCGACCGGCACGAATGAGACCTTGGGAGAGGAACAGATGGATATTAGAGAAAAAGTGGCGCGGGCGATACGGCAGTTCGCGGATGGTCGCAGGAGCAGCGAGGTGAATGGCCTGACGGCCTGCATCACCGGTGGTGCCGAAGTGACCATCAACGACGACGGCACGGCCATGATTGAGGCGGCAAGGGTGGCGGAGAAGCCATGACCTCCCACCAAGACAAGTTCCGGTCTAAAGCGCCCACCAAGCGCTACCGAGACAACCACGACGCCATCTTTGGCCCGCCAACAGGCAACCGTGGCGCAACCGCCAAAGAGCGGAAGCGCATGGCCGACAGCCGCAAGGCTACGCACGCGAAGCTGGCGGAAGATGGTAAAAAGCCAGCAGACTGGTATATTCAGAATGAGCGCCGGGTCTCCAGCAACCCCGACTACGTTGCCCAAAGAGGCCCATCTGATGCCTACCGCGCCAACTACGCGGCGATATTCAAGGGTGGACGAAAATGACCGAACAGGAAACGAGCCACGTGGAAGAAGAGCTGGATGAGATCTGCGGTTGCGCCGCTTGTCTTATCCGCGAGGCGATGCAGCGCTGCGCCGAGGATGAGATCTCGCCAGCGCATATGCTGCATATCCTTGGCTGGGCCATTACGGTCCTCTTTGCGAGTGTCGAGGGCACGGACGAAGAGCTGTTGATCCCGCAGTTCCTGGAGGGGCTGCTGGAGCACGTGGGCCTGGAGATCACGCAGAACGAGGCAGGCGAGCGGAGCTTGGTGCCGTCGGGCCCCGGCGAGGGCGAGGCGGTGCACTGAAGATGACCCCGCGCCAGAAACAATGCCTGGACGTGATCTCTGAATACTGGCAAGCTAATGATCACGCGCCATCGTTCAGGGAGATCATGAACACCATGCAGGTGAAGAGTTTGGCTTCGGTGTCCGCGTATGTGGACGCCCTAGAGCGGCGGGGGTATGTAGAGCGGCTTGCCCACAAGTCGCGCTCATTACGTGTTGTCCGGACCGGGCAGACCTCCCCCTAGCCCATGGACGACCACCCCGCCGCACCCGACAAGCTCCTCAAGCTAAAAGAGCACAACGCCAAGGCTGGCGAGGCTCACTCCCTGGCGGGCGTGGCCTGTGATCTCTGCGGCACCGAGATGCGCTGGTCCGTGGCAGTGAACCGGCCCAACAGCGTGGTTTGTCCAGCTGAAAACTGTACCGGCAGCGGCGTAAAGCTTGCGCCAGCCCGCCCGCTCCGCTAAGCTCTTTTCATTCCGACGACCTCCTAGACTTGCCCCGGTGTGAAAACCGGGGTATTTTTATGGAATGTCGTCAGGCAATATTCAGGCATCTGGCCGACTTCGCCAGATAATGACCATGCCGCTGGAACAACAGCGGGCGGCGCTGCGCGTGCTCCAAAGGCTGGACGCAGCGAAGCAGAAGGAAGCAGCCAAGGGCGACTTCATCAAGTTCGTGAAGATTTGCTGGCCAGGGTTCGTGGAGGGCTACCACCACAAGATCATGGCCGAGGCCTTCGAGCGGGTGGTCAAAGGCTCCTGCAAGCGGCTGATCATCAATATGGCCCCCAGGCACACCAAGTCTGAGTTCGCCTCCCATCTGTTCCCGGCGTTCTTCCTGGGACACTTCCCCAACAAATACGTGATCCAGGCCTCAAACACCGCAGATCTTGCGGTGGATTTCGGTCGTAAAGTCCGCGACACCATCTCCACCCCCGAATACCAGAAGATTTTCCCCAAGACCCAGATCCACGCCGACGCCGCCGCCGCAGGCAAATGGAAGACGACGGCCAAGGGCGAGTATTTTGCCCTGGGCACGGGCGGCACCATGACCGGTCGCGGCGGCGATCTGATCGTCCTGGACGATCCGCACTCCGAGCAGGAAGCCAAGCAGGCCGAGACCAAACCCGAGATCTACGATGGTGTGTTCGAGTGGTACACTTCTGGTCCCCGCCAGCGCGTACAGCCGGGAGCCGCCATCGTGATCGTGATGACCCGCTGGTCGAAGCGTGACCTGACCGGTCAGGTGCTGAAGGCCGCTGCCGACAAGGAGACGGGCGAGGACTGGGAGGTGATCGAACTGCCAGCGATCCTACCCTCCGGGAAGTCCATCTGGCCGGAGTATTGGCCCGAGAAAGAGATCCTGGCGATCAAGGCCGAGCTGCCGATCCCGAAGTGGATGGCGCAGTATCAGCAGACGCCAACAGCCGAAGAGGGTGCCCTGGTCAAGCGCGAGTGGTGGCGGCGCTGGCCGCACGAAGATCCGCCGCACGTGGACTTCATCATTCAGAGCTGGGACACCGCCTTCGAGAAGACGCAACGGGCTGACTATTCCGCCTGCACCACCTGGGGCGTGTTTCAGCGCGAGCATCCGGATACCGGCAAGTTCATGCCCAATCTGATCCTGCTCGACGCGCACAAGCGCAGGATGGAGTTCCCCGAGCTGAAACGAGTTGTCCTGGAGAATTACGACAAGTGGCAACCCGAGGCCTTGATCGTGGAGAAACGAGCCTCCGGTGCGCCGCTGATCTATGAGCTGCGCGCCATGGGCATACCGGTTGGGGAGTTCACCCCGTCGAGGGGTAACGACAAGATTGCTCGCGTCAACGCCGTCTCTGATTTGTTCTATTCCGGGATCATCTGGGCACCAGAGAAGCGCTGGGCCGATGAGGTTATCGAAGAGTTCGCGGAGTTCCCAGCTGGGGAACACGATGACTATGTGGATAGTTCGACGCAGGCGCTGTTGCGCTATCGCCAGGGCGGCTTCATCCAGACGCTGCAGGACGAGGAAGAGGACGACATCCAAGTCCTGCCGCTGAAGAAATATGAATACTACTGAGGAGTAGATTGATGACTACATTCAGGAAGAAACCCGTGGTGATCGAGGCTACGCAATTTTGGAATGATAGGCCTTTTCCAGAGGGCGTCTGCGACTGCGGCGAAGACCCGATGCATTACGGGACGCCGCACATCCATACTCTTGAGGGCATCCACGATGTGACCGAGAGTGATTGGATTATCACGGGAGTGGCGGGGGAGCGCCACCCCTGTAAAGTTGCGATATTCGAAGCAACATACGAGGAGGTCTGATATGGCCATGACACCCAACAGCATCGACAAGGCCCTCGCGCCAAGCGATCTCACGATTGAGGACGGCGAAGCCATCGAAATCGACCTGCCCCTCCCTGACGAAGATATCGTCGCGGATGAAGAGGTCCAGGACGACGGCAGTGTGGTCATCGACTTTGATCCCTCTAACCCGACCCAGGACGCCGAGGAGAGCGACTTTGGGGCCAATCTGGCCAACGAACTGGGCGATCAGGAACTGGTGCTCCTGGCCGGTGAGCTGCTGCAGCATTACGATGACGACAAGAAAACCCGCGAGCCCTGGGAGAAAGCGTACACCAAGGGCCTGAAGCTGTTGGGCCTGAACATCGAGGACCGCAGTGAGCCCTGGGCCGGGGCGTCCGGGGTCTTCCATCCGATCCTGACGGAAGCCGTTGTGAAGTTCCAGGCCGACGCCATGACCGAGACGTTCCCCGCTGGCGGGCCAGTGTTGACGAAAGTCATGGGCAAGATGACCCGGGACAAGGAGAAGCAGGCCGCGCGGGTGCGGCGGGACATGAACTACCACTGCACCGAGGTTCTGACCGAGTATCGCGGCGAGCACGAGCAGGCGCTGTTCCACCTGGGTATTGCCGGGTCAGTGTTTAAGAAGGTCTATCAGGATACGACGCGAGGCAGGCCGACGTCGCGCTTCATCATGGCCGACGATCTCGTTGTGGCCTACGGCACCACCGATCTGGAGACCTGCCCTCGCATTACGCACCGGATGCGTATGCAGCCCAACGAGCTGCGCAAGGCGCAGTACGCGGGGCAGTACCGGCTGATGGACATCCCGAAGTCTGCCGTGCAGTACAACAAGGTGGACGAGGCCGAAGCCAAGGCTGCGGGCGAGACCCCAAGCGCCGAGAAGGACGACCGGCACGAATTGCTGGAAATGCATGTGGAATACGACCTTCCGGGCTACGAGGACGTGGACGACGAGGGTGAGCAGACGGGCATAGCCCTGCCCTACGTGATCACCATCGAGAAACACTCCCGAAAAGTCCTGGCCGTCTATCGCAACTGGCGGGAAGACGATGAGCTGAAGCTCAAGAATGAGTTTTTCTCCCATTTTCTCTATCTGCCGGGCCTGGGCTTCTACGGAATTGGGCTGGTGCACCTGTTGGGCGGCATCGCCAAGTCATCCACGTCCATTTTGCGTCAATTGATCGACGCTGGCACCCTGGCAAACTTGCCAGCTGGCCTGAAATCGCGCGGATTGCGCATAAAAGGCGATAATTCGCCGTTGAGACCGGGTGAGTTCCGCGATGTGGACGTTCCTGGCGGCTCGATCAAGGATAACATCACGTTCGTGCCCTACAAGGAGCCCTCGACGGTCCTGTACCAGCTTTTGGGCAATATCGTGGAGGAAGGACGCAACATTGTCTCCATCGCGGACCTGAAAATCTCCGATATGAACAGCCAAGCGCCGGTAGGCACAACGTTAGCCATTCTGGAGCGCGGCATGAAGGTCATGTCGGGCGTTCAGGCACGTATTCACGCCGCGATGCGGAAAGAGTTCAAGCTTCTGGCCAAGCTGATCAAGGAGCACCAGCCCGATGAGTACGAATACGACGTGGACGAGGGTGCTACCCGCGCCCAGGACTACGATGAGCGAGTTGACATACTCCCCGTCAGCAACCCGAATGCTTCGACAATGGCTCACCGCATCATGCGACACCAAGCCATCCATCAGCTCTCCCAGACAGATCCGGACATCTACGACCGCAAGGAACTCCACCGGGGCATGATCGAAGACATGGGCGTGGACAACGCCGAGAAGCTGATCCCGATGGAAGACGAGATGAGGCCGATGGACCCGGTGGCGGAGAACATCGCGCTGATGACCGGCAAGCCGGTGAAGGCGCACGTGCACCAGGACCACGAGAGCCACATCCGCGTCCACATGGCGGCGGCGCAAGATCCGAAGATCCAGCAGACGCTGCAGCAGTCTCCGATGGCCAAGGTCATAGCC